AATAGGTAAACCTATACTAATAGAATATATTATTATTTATATATATTATATATATACATAAAGGGTAGAGCAAGCAAACACAAAACTAAACCTCACAATCCCAATCGTGACCAATATCATCACCAACAGCCGCAAACCGCCCACAACTCACACAGGTTTCAACAACCACACCGCCACGCTTACCAACAGTAACCATAACTACTTACCACGCCCTTCATCATTAGCCAAATCCAAAACCAACGAATACGCCTTATCAACAGCACTCTTCAAATAACTCAAATCACTCCAAACTTGACGAGCATTACCAACACGAACATCATCAGAATCCAACGATTCCGCACCATCAGAAATCCTAAAAATCAAATCCGCCAACTTTTCATAACGCTCATCCATGATAACTCCTTCTCTCGATGTTGATACCAACCTACCACACACCCAAACAAAAGTCAAATCCATTTACATCTCGGGCGTGTCGCAAACCGTATCCTGCACCACCGTTCTTTTCGGCAGTAAGTAAACCATAGCACACAATAGGCACGAAAATGACCAAAACACGAAAAAAGTTTATAACGAAATCGTTACCGTTTTGGGCTTGACAAATCGGGGATTCTATGGTATTTACGCGCGCGCCCGCTCCTTATATATTCGCCCTTTTGTGCCGAAAACCAACATAGCCCTAAACGGGCACCAGCGCCCCGTAGAAGCCACAAACCCCTTCAATGTGTAATCACCCTAGGGCAGTGCTGAAAACCCGCCTACGGGCCTCTGGTAGAGTTATCGAATCGTTATAAAACATCGGCGTGTCGGTTTGCTTTATTTTCGAAAGTGTGATAGGCTTGAAATGATAGGCCGGTGAAACCGCCTAAAAAATAGGGTATCAAATCCAGCCTACCATAGATTTGCGCTTTTGTCAAGCCCTTTTTTATAACAAAATCGTTACCAAAAGTGACTTGACTTTTTGTGAAAAGTGTGATAGCCTATACAAAAAACCTAAAAAAAGTGGCCCCTTTTTTCGGGTATCAAATCTAGTCTACCAGAAAAAGCTGAAAAAGTCAAGCACCGTAACCAAATCGTTACCTAAAAATTTAGGGTAGGGTGGACTTTGAACCGTTCTGTAACTGAGCGTCTCGGACCAAACTCGGGGCTGCTATTTTTTGTTATAACCAAATCCTAGCATACTTTTTTTCAGTTGTCAAGTGCCTAGCCAAGAATCGAACTTGGGCGTGTCGCGCCAGCGACTAGGCTGGTGAAGGGTTAGAGCAAGCCCCAAGCCCGCTTCACCATGTTTAGGTGCTTCGATGTAGTCACGCTGTAGCGTATCGGCGTGAACCAAACTGAACGGTTAGGGTCAAGTTTGGCAATCGGCGTGTTGTAAGAATAGACGGTGTAAGTGCCAATCATCGTGCCATTATATTCCCAGCGTGCCCTTAGGTTGCCCGAGTTGAAGGCGTTTTGCAACGCCAACTCTCGCTTAGCATCCTGAAGATTGATGTTCTTGAATGATTGCATCAACATTATTTCGCTCCCTTCTCTAGCTGTGCCTTCACGCCACGATAGACGCTAAGAATCACTTTTGATTTGTGTGCCTTCGGAACATCCTGCCAAAAGTTTAGACCGCCGATTTTGTAAACATCGGCAATCTCCTCCAACTTGTTGTAAGTGCCAAATAGGGCGTTCTCCTCCAACTCAGTGTAAGCGTTGAAGTTGCCAAACTCGTAGTGAGTGCCACCGTTTAGGTGGCTAGCCAGAATATAGGCAGTCATGCGTGCCGATTCTCTACGAGTTGGCGCTAGGTTGATGCGGGTCATTTCAATCTCCTCCTTCGGCTTGAGCGTTTCTCCTGCCGATAAAACAACCATAGCACAGACCAGACCCGAAAAGTGCCAAAAACCGCATTTGTTCACCTAAAGTTAACTAAGTGAACTTTTTGCGACACGCCGGGCGAAAAGTTGCATCAAACAAAAAAGTATGGTAACCTATTCAAAAAACCTAAAAAAAATAGGGGCCTTCGAAAATCTGTTCGAACAACCAAAAAAGGGTATCAAACCAAGCTTAGCACAAAAAGCGCTCGCAGTCAAGCCATGTTACCAAATCGTTACAAACCGATTTCGGGCAGGATGGATTTTGAACGGTTCCAAAAGGCGTATCCGACCAAACCTAAAACTCACTATTTATTTTTCTAGTCCCTAGCCTAGCATCGCACTAGGTAAAAGTCTACCACTCTAGGGGAATCGTTACCGATTCGTTACTTCGAAGAACCCGCAAACTTTTTGCGCTGGCGCGCCTTCACCAAGTCAATCGTGCGCGCCTTAGCAACCGCTCCACGCTTAGAATCCTTGTGTTTAGCCATGTTTATTCACCGCCCTTCAACGCTACAGTGAACGCAACCGCCCAAACCACGCAAGCGATTCCGGCTTCAAAAAGGCTCTGAGTATTTGCAAAAGCATCGGCGCTTAGAATCAACGCAAGAACCGCTAGAACGCCCGCCATTATAGACGCACTTCGCAAGCGTTAGCGTTATCCCAAATCGCGATTTGGTTGAACCGCTTACCCGTAACGCGGGCTTGCTTAGCATCCAACACTAGACGCACTGCATCAACATAAAGCACGCCCGTTTCAGTGTCAAGCCAGACACCAACCAAGTCACCCGCTTTAGTGTCGGCTAAGGTTGTCGAGTGTGTCGCAACCCAATAACCGCTAGTAACATCAACCCTAACTAGTTTGCCATCGGCAGACTTTAGGTAAGTGCCATCCTGTATTTCGTTCATGATACTCCTTGAATAGTTTTGTTTGAGTCTAAGTGACTCCACCAAGTCACTAACCCGAAGGCTAGTGAAATGGTAGCACACTTAGCGTTTAGTTGAATAGTGCTTCGTGAATCTTATTCACAATCGCATTATAGGCGTTCACTTCTTCAAGCCTAACATCGGCCAAATCAGTTTCACCAAGTTTAGACCATAGCGCCATGCTCTCCAACATCGTGGCTTTAGCAATGCCTAGGGCATCCAATACATCAAGCCATTCATCTTTAGTTAGGTCAATCTTCATTAGTTTTCATCCTCTTCAATCTCATCAGTGTCAAGTGTTAGGTTCTGGCAATCGAAGCATTGACCGATGCCATGAGCGAAACTAATCTCGCTCTCAATCTCGCAAGTGTCGCAAGTGTCGAACATTATGCCACTCTCCAAGCAGTAACCTTAGCCAATAGACCTTTATAAAGCGCCACATCGTTAGAGAGCAAGCGAACAAACTCCTGCTCCCAATTGTTCTCGATAGCGTGTAAACGCCGAGCAGTGATTCGAGTCAACTCCTCCTCTAAAATAATCTCTAACTCGATACTCTCGCTCAAGTCTAATTCGATAACCGACATTTTGAACCCTTCTGCAACCAAACCTTTTGGCTACAAGAACAACAATACTCCGATTCCACGCCAACTCAAGCGCAAAAAAATCAATTTACCCCCGCACCTACGCGGAAAACGGGCGGGTCACACCCGTATGCATTTTTGTGATGTTTTGAGACTTTTCGGCTACAATGTGTTAGGATGGTGGTATGTTTAGTTTGTTTGTGGTTGACCCTGCTGGCCTTGATGGGGTGGATGTTTGGTGTGCTTGTTGGGGTGGGGTTGAAATTTTTTTTGAGGCTCCTGTGGGGGTTGGGTTGTTTGTTTTGTTTGGTTTAGCTGTTGAGTGTTTTGAGTTGGAAGGTGTGGTTTTGTAATGGGTATGTCGTTTGATGAGTGGTTGCGTTTTGGGTTTGAGCAGGGTTGGTGTGGGCCTTCTGTGTGTGAGACGCATGATGGGTTGCCGGTGTCTGAGGCTGAGGTTGATGCTTTTGAGGATGGGGACCCTTGTGTGCATGTTGTGCGTTTGTATGAGGATGTTGAGGTGAAGGCTGCGGTTGAGGCTTATCATTCTGCTAGTGTTTGGCGTGCTTCTAATCAGGGTTGGTAAATTTTTTTTTTCGCATATTTTTTTAAGTTTTTGGAGTTGTGATGTCTCGTAGTATTACTGACCCGGTTGAGGATGAGCCTGTTGAGTCGGCTGCGCCTGTGGAGTCTGTGGATGTGGCTGAGTTGCGTGTGGCTGTTGAGCGTTTGATTGTTGGGCACAATAAGTTGTATGACCGGATTGTTTTGTTGGAGTCGCGGTTGGATGCTGCACAGGGTCCGGATTATGTTAAGTCTTCTAAGAAGTGGTTTGGTGGTTTGTGATGGGTAGGGAGGTTGCGCTGCTTGATGATTTGTTGTTGAAGGCTGCTGCTGGTGGTAAGTCGGGTGTTGAGATTGAACGGTTGACTGGTATTCCTGCTGCGGAGGCTGTTCAGCATGTTAAGCAGTTGTTGGCTACTCGTGATATTTGGTCTGAGCATGAGCAGCGTCAGTTGTTGTTGACTGAGTTGCATGAGTTGAAGGATTCGTTGCAGTCGCAGGCTTTGAAGGCTAAGGATATTGATTCGGCTCGTTTGTTGTTGAAGACTTTGGAGTTGATTGGTCGTAGGTTGGATTCTGAGCAGGCTGTGTTGGATGAGAATTTGATTAAGTTGTCGCGGTTTCAGGAGCAGGTTTTGTTGAGGGCGATGGATTCGGCTTTGTCGTTTGCTAAGCGCGAGTTGGCTGAGAGGTATCCTGAGGTGTCGGTTGTCGATTTGGAGGCGATTGTTGCTGATGGTTTGGTTCGTGCTAAGTTTGAAATTTTGGAGGAGGAGCAAATCTAGGTGTGGTATAATTATAGTAATTATACAGCAAAGGTTTATCTATGAAAACATGTTACTCATGCAAGACTGAGAAAAACTTCTCGGACTTTCATAAAAACAAAAATCGTTCAGATGGATTAAATGCCAGATGTAAAGCCTGCCAGATAGCTTACAATAAAAGTAGATATGAAAAAAATCCTGAAATTTTTAAACTGAAAAGAATAGCGGCACGCTATAAAATTTCGCCAGAAAAATATTACGAAATGATTAAAGATGGCTGCGAAGTTTGTGGGTCACATAAACTTCTGCACATCGACCATGACCACAACTGCTGCCCATATGAAGGAAATAAAGAGTTAAACACTTGCGGAAATTGCGTAAGAGGGATACTGTGCAAAGATTGCAATACCGCAGAGGGCTTAATGCATGGGAACATTGAAATCATGAAATCACTTATAAAGTATATGGAAAAGTTCCAATGATAGATACAGCAATTGACAATGTAATCGCAAATTTAAGAGCTCGTTCAAAAAAGCAAGAATATTTAATTGACCCTGCTCTATGGGCTGAAGAAGTTCTTGGTAAGAAGTTGTGGTCAAAGCAGAGGGAAATTGCAAGCAGCGTGGTAAACAATAGCCATACTGCAGTAGTATCATGCAACGGTGCTGGCAAAAGTGGCCTAGCTGGAATCCTAGCAGTATGGTGGGTGGCAGTTCATGACTCAAGAGATGTAGCAGTTGTTTGTTCAGCGCCAACATACATTCAGATTGCACGAGTGCTTTTTAAAGAAATTCAAGACAATTTTAGGCTTGCAAAAGAAAACGGGCAAGCATTACCCGGATATATAACACAGTCTCAAGAATGGAAACTTGATGACGGAACAGTAATGGCATGGGGGCGCAGACCAGCCGATAAAGACATCGTTTCTGCGTTCCAAGGTATCCACCGCAGGTATGTTTTAGTGATTCTAGATGAGGCTGGTGGCGTGCCTGAAGACCTCTACACCGCGACGGAAGCAATTACGAACACTGAGGGTGCGCGTGTTTTAGCTATTGGTAACCCTGACTCTCGTGGCACGCCTTTTCACCGTATTTTTAAGGATGACCCGACTTGGCATAAGATTAAAATTTCGGCGTTTGATACACCGAATTTTACGGGTGAGGTTGTGTTGGATGAGTTGCGTCCATTATTGATTCAGCCTGAGTGGGTGGAGCGTCAAAAAATTTCGTGGGGTGTGGAGTCGGCGCGTTACAAGTCTAAGGTGTTGGCTGAGTTCCCTGATGAGGCGGATAATACTTTCTTTTCGCAGTTGGCGATTGATGCTGCTGTTGATTGTGATATTCCGGATGATGCTGAGAATCGTGCAGTGTTGGGTGTGGACTTGGCGCGTTTTGGTGAGGATGATTCGGTTGTTTACATTAACCGGGGTGGTCGTTGTCGCCGGTTGGATTCGTGGTCTAAGGCTACTGCTATTGAGTCTGCGAATCGTGTGCACAGGTTAGCTGTGGAACATGCAGTGTCTGAGGTTCGTGTGGATGCTGCAGGTTTGGGTGGCCCTGTTGTGGATTTGTTGGTGAATTTGGCTGATGGTAAATATTTGGTTATTTCAATGTTGGGTTCGGCTGCGTCTCCTGATAATACTCGCTGGTTGAATGCTCGTGCAGCTAATTATGATAATTTGCGTGAGGGCATGTTGGGTGGCGTGTTTGATATTGACCCTGACGATAAGTTGTTGATTGATGAAATGTTGATGATTCAGTATCGTTTCAGCCAGAAGGGTGCTATACAAATTGAGTCGAAGGATGATATGCGTGGGCGTGGCGTGAAGTCTCCTGACTCTTTGGATGCTCTCGTTTATGCGACTGCTGATTTGTCTAATGTGGTTGGTGGTAAGTTTGTGGACCGTCAGCCGGGTGATGTTATCGGTTTTGATACTGCTTTATTAGATTCTAAGTTTCCGTTTTATTCTGAATGGGTTTGGTAGTAAAAAAATTTTTTGTGTGATAGAATAGTTTTACACCTATTTTGAGGATTTTTTTATGACTTTTGAGCAAGTTTCTGGTAGTTTTGATTCTGTTGCACAGAATGAGTTGTTGGCGGAGTCTTATGCTGCGATGGCGCAGGCTTTGCTTCGTTTTGAGGATGAGGGTTGGACCCGTTTGGAGGGTTACACTTCTGAGGCTGGGTTTAGTTTACAGAATTTGCAGTCGGCTGCGGAGCATATTCGTCAAGTTTCTGAAGCTAACCCGTTGTTAAAGCGTGGTGCTGGTTTGAGAACTAGCTACATTTTTGGGCGTGGTGTTTCGTTTACGGAGCAGCCGGCTCGTGTTGTTCGTGCGATTCAGGATATGCAGAATCAGGATGTTTTGTTTTCTGCTGAGGCTCAGGTCATTAATGAGCGTAGCCATTTCACTGATGGTCAATTTTTTGTGTTGGGTAATGTTGCTTCTAAAAAGTTTCAGCGTATCCCGTTTAGTGAGATTACTGCTGTAGTCACTGACCCTGATGACCCTGAACAGATTCGTTACTATCGCCGGTCTTGGACTCGTATGATTCAAGAGTTGAATAGTCCTAATCCTAAGTCTATGGATATGAATGTTTGGTATCCTGCTGACACTTATGAGCCTGCTGGTTCGTTTGCTCGTTCGATTCAGGGTCAGCCTGTTGATGCTGGTTCGCGCATGTTTGCTTCTCGTGTGAATCGTAGGGCGGGCCAGATTTGGGGTGTTCCTGACGCGTTCCCTGCATTGCCTTGGGCGCACGCATATAACGAGTATCTGAAAGATGGTTCTCGCATGTTGAAGGCTTTGTCTATGTTTGCTTGGCAGTTGAAAGCTAAAACTAAAACTGGTGGCACTGCAGCTGCTGCAGCTATTGCTACTCCTGCTAGTGTCGGTTCGACTGCTGTTATGGGTAGTGACATGGAGTTGTCTTCGTTGCCTCGTTCTGGTTCTGTGAATTTGAATGATGGTCGCCCTCTTGGTTCGATGGTTGCTTCTGCTTTGGAAGTTTCTGTTGTTGCTTTGCTATCGGACCCGGGAACTGCTGGCGCTTATGGAACTGCACAGACTTTGGATGTTCCTACTGTGAAAGCTATGGAGGCTCGTCAACAGGTTTGGACTTTGTTCTATAAGCGTATTTTGAAGTTCCTTGGTTCTAACATGGATAAGTTGGAAATCAACTGGCCTAAGATTGAGACTGAACCTTCTCAGCGTTTGATGCAGGCTTTGGCTTTGGCTAAGGAGTCTAACGCGATTTGGGATGATGAGTATCGTAATGCTGTTGTTGAAACTTTGGATATTGCAAAGTTGCATGACATGCCTCCTTCAGCTGAGGCTGCTATGGATGCACAGGGTAACTCTTCTGACGCTTCTAACGATGCTTCTATTGTGCCGGGTCAGGGCCAGTCTGGTGCTGTAGGTTCGATGCAAGACAATTCAAATGATTTGCGTGACGCAGATAATGCGCCTACTGCCTAATTGTGCAGTAGTGTGGTATAATAATACAAGTAAGTAAACTATTGGAGTTTTTATGGCTGTTTCGCTAAATGAAGCTGTAAGTTTTAGCGCCAACCCGACTAAGGGTAACAAGTGGCGTGTAAAAGTTATTGAAGCTGGCTGGGGTTCTTCCGGCTTTTATGGTCCTGAAATGTTGCAAACTTATGGTCCTCAAGTTTTTAAAAAGGGCACTAAAGTTTTTATGAATCACCCTTCGCTCACTGAGTCTTCGGACCGCCCTGAGCGTGACATTAATCAGCTTGCTGGTAAACTTGTTTCTGACGCTGTGTTTGTCGAGAACGGTCTGGTTGCTGATGTAGAGTTTTATTCTCACTATGCTCCGATTATTAAGGAGATGGCTGGGGATGTAGGTTTGTCTATTCGAGCATTTGGCGAAGCCAGTGTTGGTGAGGCAGATGGGCGTAAAGGCCCAATCATCGAATCGCTAATTGAAGACCCTTTGACTAGCGTTGATGTCGTTACTGTAGCTGGAGCGGGTGGCAAGTTCCTTGACCTCCTTGAAAGTTACACTAGAAAAGATGCTGAAACCGAACAGGTGACAGAATCCGTATCGGAAGGAAATGGAATGTCCATTACTAAGGAAGAATTTGATGCAGCTATTGCTGACCTCAAAGCTGCCTTCGTTGAGGCAATCACGCCTGTAGTCGAATCAGTTTCGATTCTGGCTGAGGCAGCCACTCCTGCTGAGGTTGAAGAAGTAGAGGAAGTCGTTGAGACTGAGCCTGCTGTTGACCCAGTAGATGTTGCTGTTAAGTTCAACGAATCTGGTCTACCTGCTAAGGCTCTTACTCGCATCGCTGAAGCGATGAAGTCTGAGTCGAACATGAAGACCATTGATGACCTTATCGCAGAGGAGAAGGCATATGTTGCTGAAATCTCTGAGTCTGTCATCGCCCCTGTAGCTGACACCACTGGTGTTATCCACGAGGCAACCAAGTCAAGCCTTGCAGATGAGTTCGCAGCTGTTGTGAACCGCATTTCGGGCAAATAGTAGAAGGAAAAAGTAAATGGCTCTTAACGAGATTTACAAAGATGGCAACGAGCTTGTCCTTCCTGTAGCCAGCACTGTTAACTCAGGCGACTTGGTTCAGGTTGGTCAAATCATCGGTGTCGCACAAAATGACGCAGTTCAGGGCGAGGATGGCAACTACTACGCCACTCTCAAGATGAATGGCGTTTTCAAGTTCACTACTTCGGTAGCTGTAACTGTTGGCGCAGCAATGTATGTTACATCTGCTGGCGTTATCAATGTTACTGCTTCGGGTAACAAGTTCATCGGTCACGCTGTGACAGCTAAGGCTGGCACTTCGGCTGGCGACATTTATGTTCGTCTAGTTCCGGCTGCTGCGTAAGGTTAGGTAAATTATGGAAAACATTACTCCTCGTCAAGTAGAAGCTGCTAAGCTTCTCGAAGGTGCCCTTCGCGGTGACCGCAACGACAAGCTGAAGCTTCAGGAAGGTATCTCTACTAGCGACCTACCTGTTCAGCTGACTCCTACCATCAACAAGATTCTCCTAGAGAACTATGCTGCTGCTCCTAAGGTTTGGGACCGTTTCTCGACTCGCCTCGTGCTTGACGACTTCCGTCCTCAGACTTTCCAGAACCTTGCTTACGATGACGAAGGCAAGAACAACCAAGGCGATGTGTTCCGCGAAGGTTCACTTCCTACCGTTGGCGAGTATGACGAATACCCGACTGCTGGTTGGTTCAATGTTACAGAGAAGACCCTTTCTCTGAAGAAGGCTGGTCAGCGTATCCGCTTCAGCTGGGAAGCTATCATCAACGATGGTAACATTGGTCTTCTAGAGCGTCTACCTATCGAGCTTGGCCTAAAGGCTGCCGGTAAGGAAGACGAAGAAGTTACTAAGCAGCTTGTTGCTGCTGGCGGTCTAAACACCACTAACTTCAACTCGGGTAACCAGAACCTATTCTCAGGTAACGGTGCTCTAACTCTTGAGAACCTAGAGCTTGCTATTCAGGCTGCTAACCTACAGACTTACAACGGTCGTCAGGTTGCTCCTATCTCGCGTTTCGCTCTAGTTATCCCTCAGGCTCTTGAGTTGACTGCTCGCAAGATTCTTGCAATCCAGTCGGTTCAGGTTGACTCAGTTGTTGGCGATGTTACTACTCGCACAATCACTGGTAACCCTGTTGCTTCTCAGGTTGAGATTGTTGTTAACCCTTGGATTAAGAAGATTAACGCTTCTGCTGACGCTTACTGGTTCCTAATTCCAGTTCCGGGTCAGTCGCTAAACCCTGCTGTTGCTCTTGGATTCCTTCGTGGCTACGAGACTCCTGAGCTTCGTGTCAAGGCTAACGGTGGTTTGTTCCTTGGTGGAGGTGCTGTCCCTGTGCGCGATGGCTCGTTCGACAATGACGACTTCGAGATGCGTATCCGTCACATTGCAACTGGTGGCTTCCTAGTTCCTGCTGGAACTATCGCCTCGACTGGTGCAGGTGCTTAGTCTTTAGACTACACTAAAAAGTCCCCTCACTTCGGTGGGGGGATTTTTTTTTGCCACAAATGTTATAATACTTGTCCACCCCAAATCATTTAAAAACCTTAAAGGAGGACTATAACTTGTTTTCGTTCAAATTGACAGAAGAGTTTCTGTCAGATTACCGTAATCGTAAATCACCGTTTGGCTATCAGGATGTTGCTGGTAACTCGGTTGGTGAGATTACTTTCTTGAGAACTTATTCTCGAAAGAAACCTGATGGCACTAAGGAAACTTGGGCCGAAGTTTGTGAGCGTGTCATTAATGGCATGTATTCGCTACAGAAGGACCATTGCAAAACTAACCGTTTGCCTTGGAATGACCAGAAAGCTCAGGCTTCAGCTAAGGAAGCTTTTGACCGTTTGTTTAACTTGAAGTGGACTCCTCCGGGTCGTGGCTTGTGGGTTATGGGCACACCGATTGTGAATGAGCAGAAGAACTCTGCAGCTTTGCAGAACTGTGCGTTTGTGTCTACTAAGGAAATGTCGAAGCAGAACCCTGCGAAGCCTTTCGGCTTTTTGATGGAAGCATCCATGTTGGGTGTTGGTGTCGGTTTTGATGATAAGGGTGCTGATTCGGGTTTTGAAATTTATCAGCCTCTTGAACCGTCTGAATATATTATCCCTGATACTCGTGAGGGTTGGGCTGAGTCTACTGTTGCTTTGATTAACTCGTTCTTGAAACCTAATCAAAAGAATTGGGATTTCAACTATGACGCTATCCGCCCTTATGGTGCAGCGATTGCAACTTTTGGTGGCACAGCTTCAGGTCCAGAACCGTTGATTAAGCTGCAC